GGATTACCACCAGCAGTAAAGCAAGCCTGGTGAACGTCCAGGAGCAGGTCTTCCGTAAACTGCCGGGTAGAACTGCCATCGGTGCGGACGGTGGAGCCAATAGTGGTGGGGTCAGCGCCTGCCGTGGTGCCGGTGGAGTCGAAGCTGGTGTTCGTGGTCAGCCAGGCACCGATACCGGCCATGGTCGCCGCACTGGTGTCAGTGCCAGCGGTGTAGGCTTGGTTGTTGGTGATGGTGGCCTCGATGTCGCGCTTCAACGCCTTCATGGATTTCTCAAGCTGGTATTCCATCTCGCTGGAACGACCGGCCTTGTTGACGGCTTCCTGCGTGGAGGTCACTTGAATGACCTTGTCCATCAGTTGACAACGATTACCCAGGCGGGTGGTCGCGGTCAGGCTGTCATTGGCGGGGTCGTCACCCTCGATCACGGCATTGGAGGTAGATGCAGCATCCAGGGCGTCCGTCTGCCACTCGTGGTTGGTGGCGGTCGCCTTTTTGCGGCCAATGGCAGACATGATGGGGGTGTCGGTGGGGGACACATCATAAATCATGTCGATGAGGTCTTCACGATTGCCAGCGGCATCGTAAGAGGAAAAACTTCCGGTCGGTTGAGTCATTTCGTTTCCTTTCAGCGCCTCACGGCGTTAGAAATCAGAGAAATCGCTGCAAAAGCCCCTTGGGCACCTTGCCGGTGCGCTTGAGTTCTTGCCGCATCTTTTTGTACTGCTCCTGCTGCGCCGCGCCTGGGGGCTGTGCCGCTCCGGGCTTGACGGGCTTGGGCAGGTTCTGGACTTTCTTCTCGGCAGGCTTGGCTTGCTGCTGCTTGTCCCACATCATCGCCTTGTAAGCCATGCTTACTGCGCGGTGGTCAACAACGCCAGCCACTTCCGCTTCTGAAAATCCACTGTCAATCAGGTACGAACGCACAGCCTGGACAGTCTCGCCACGTTTCTCGCCAGCAAAGGCCGGAATCTTGTTGCCAAGAGCTTCCGATTCCCGCTGCAAAACCTGGGACATGTGTTGCTGCTGCGCATGCTGAAATTGCATGCTCATACCCTGCAATTCCTGGGCCTTGGCTTCCCGCGCTTCTTTCAAGTCACGGTAAGACTGGTTCAGCTTGAGGTATTCGACAGGGTCAGACTCGGCAAGTTGATGCCAGTTGACGCCTTTGTACTGCTCTATCTGCCGATCCAGCGCCTTAACCTCCATGAGGTTGTCACCAAGCGCCTGCTGCATCGCGTAAGACTGCTGTAGAGCCTGGGCATCGGCCTCAAATTTGCGCCGTGCATCTGCAAGCTGCTGGGTCTTCTGCGTGTAGTCGAAGCCTTGACGGGCCAATTCAATGGCCTCGGACTTCTTCTTTTTCACCTGTTCGCCATTCCAGGTGAATTCAAACTCCTCTTCCTCTGCGGGGGCCGCTTGCTGTTCCTCTGCGGGTTCCTCGGCAATCTGTTCGGATGGAGTTTCGGCGGGTTCAAGTGATTGTGTTCCCTGTTCCGGCGGTTCTTCCGAAGCCAGATAGTTGGAAATGCGATCACTAATGCTGACTGGCTCTTGAGCCTGGGTCTGCTCTTCCATTTTGATTCCTTAGTCTGATGCGACATAGCCCGCTGCCGCATTGGGGCGCTTCTCAGCGTTGCCCGTTTCCCTCGCGGGAGGGTGTTTACCTGAAAGCCCGCTTGACCCGGTCTTTCATGGATTCTTTTTTCAGTTGAAACTCGGCCATTTCTCCGGTTTGAGCAATGGTTTCAATATGCTTTGTCACTTGCCCCAAAAGCTGCAAGGCAATTGCAAGCCGGTGATGGGTGGACTCATCTCCAACAGCGGAGGCTTTCAAAGCCCGGACAAGCGCGGCTTCCGTCTCTGCTATGGCTTCCTTGTAGATTGGGTGCTCCAATACTTGTTTTGCATCAGCACCCCTACGGGCCTCTTCTTCAAGGGTCACATTTGCACCTGTTGCATTTGTTGGATTCCACGATCAAGCATGGCTATCTCAAGTTCTGTCTTAGCCTTCAAGTCAGCTTTGTAGCGTTCCAGCTCCATCTGTGCGGCAATCTTCTCGCGTTCAATCGCCACATCGTTCTGGCTTCGCACCTGCTCTTGCTGCAAATCAGCCCGGGCCTTGAATTGCTCAATCTGCATCTGCCCTTGAGCCTTCGCCATCTCCACTTCAACCATCGGGTTCTGCTGAGGCTGTTGCGGAGGCCGCTGGCTTGGATCGGTTACAAAGCGGTCAGCATCCTTGAATCCGGCATTCACCGCGATGGCCTTCATAATCTCGTAGATGTTCTGCGGGGTAACAACACCCATCTGGGCCACGTTCATCGCCATCTGAAACAGGTTTGATAGGTGACCTAGTTGCTGATCCTTGCTACCAGTGCCAAGGCCTACCGTAATCTGCATGTCGGTGCGCTTCTTCCACTCTCGCGGATTTACGGGTATCCATTGCCCCCGCAATTCCATGATCTTTTCAGCGCGTTCATGGGTCAAAAGTTGATGGTGCACGATATAGAACAGGTCTTTTAGCTGCTCTGCGAAGTTACGCGCCACAAGCAAGACTCGCTCTTGTGCTGCGCTCATGATCTGGTTGATTCCAGATGCCGTCTTGTTCAAGCTGTTGGCATCAAGACCCTGGTTGTAAGCCGTCACCCCTGTACGGCGCTCTTTGACCGCATCTGTGTATTCCAGAAGCTGCAAGCCATTGCCTGCGGTGGAGGGTTGCACCAAAGGCATGATGGCGCTTCCTGGCTCTCCCTCTACACGCACCACGCCACCCGGGCGCGATTGCAGCATGTCCTGGAGGTTCACCCGGTCAGAAATGGCAAACCGGCCATTCGTGGCAAGATAACCATTGTCCAGAGTGAGCCTGAACAGGTCGGACTTGATTTCCTGAATGTCCATGCAGTAATCCGCATAGGACTGCCCGACATGACGATGCGGCATGGGCATCGGGCAAAACGCAGCAATGGGGATTATGTCCGTTTCTTCGTCAGACAGGATGGTCTTGCCAACCATCAGCACCCGGCGCAGTTCGGCAATCCCATCCCCGTCCCGGTCTATGCGGATATACACATCACGCAACCAGACAAGACGCTGCGGGCCTATGCGCTCGTTGTCGTCTTCTGATTCCTCGTATTTGTCCCTAGTAATACTTTCGCTGTTGTCGCTGCTGTTGTCATCGGCTATGTCATCAGCAATGTCAAAGCCCATTTCCCTAATGGCGCTGATGGTCTTTTGTGTTCGGTGTTCAACGAAACTGGCATCAGCCAATGAAACGTAGCGATGGGCCATTGAAACAAAGATTTCTTCGGGCGGGACAGATTCCAGCACCACGCGACCGCATTTCTCCGTTTTCCTGATGGTCAGGTCATGCTCTCGCACTTCCTGTTGCATCTGCCCCATCGGGCCCACCACGACCTCAACGCTTACGCGTTCCTCGTGTTCAATGGCTTCAATGCCATCGTCTGCAAGTAACATCTGAAATTCTTGGTCTGTCAGCCCTTCGTAACGCTCTTTTGTAACATCCTCGCGCTCTTCATAACACGCCTTGATGTAGCCCATCTTCTGAATGAGCGCGTCCTTGAAGGTGTCATAGAGGATACAGAATCCTGGGTTCTGGTTCATCACCACATGATTAACAAAGGCCGTTTCCTGTTCAGCGGCAGCAATGTCATTGGGTTCGGAGGGGGTGAATTTCGCCACCTCATCTCCGGAGGTAAAAATCTTGAGTAACTGCGGCAACACGCTTTCTACAACATCAGACACTGAGCGATCAACCACCCGGCTACGCCCCTCCGGCAGATATTGATCGTCTGGGAATTCTTGCCCAAAGTAATATTCGAGCGCCTGCTGCCGTTCCTCGCTCAGAGTCCCGTTGTAATAGCCATAGGACTCACCCTCCTCGCGCTCAATAGCGGCAATGAGTTCGTCATCACTGAGGGGTTTTGCGGTTGTATTGGCGCTTTGGTCGATCATCTTTTCTTGCCCTTTCGGCGCTTTCCGCCAGGGTCAGGTCGGTTACAAGGCGCTTTAACTCCTCCACCTGCTTTTCCAAGGCGAGGAGGCGCAACTCCAAAATTCGGTTCATTGTCATCCCTTAGCACGGTAACAAAACCATCTTCCCAAACGACGCAGCTATCAGCGTCAGGGGTGTTAAGCAATCGGGGCCAAGTAACCGGAACTTGGCCGGAGAAGTTAATCACCATACCCTGCATCGGGTTGGGCCAGTTCCGACCCATGTAAACGGTCTTTGGGTTCACCCCTGGGCGCTGGCCCTTGGCAACCTTCATAAGCTGGAACGGGTTAATGGTGTAGGTCATGCGACTCGCCCTGATTTTGGGTATTTAATATCGTCCCACGTCCTAGCCTTTGCCAGCCTGGCACCTTCGCAGGCGTACCGCAGGGCGTCTATACAGTGGTTGTCCTTATCCACGAGGATGTTAATAACCTTCCCCGTCAATTCGTCCGTCTTGTAACGGTAGTGCGTCAGCTCATCTATTACATGCTTGCAGCGAGGATGCACAACAATGTCAAATGTCTGGAGGAAAGCCACGCCCTCTTCCAAGCTTCTCGCGCCCTTGATGGCCGGGTTTATCTTCGGGAAGCCGTTCCTTTGCAGGTAGTCAATCGTTTCCGGCCTGGCGCTGTCTGCGGTCATGTACCACTTTCGGCTATCAGGCACCCGGTCGAACAGGTTAGGCAGGTTGTCTATCTCACACCCAACCATGTAGGCTTCGTGATCTACATAAAGCCGCTTGCCGTCTATCCAGCAACGCACCAGCACAGACGGGTCAACAGAAAACCCCCAATCCGCCCCAAGCCGGTAAACAACATTGTTCGGGCTTTCAAAGTCTTCAACCACCCAGTTCTTGAATACCCTCGCCTCTGAGTGTTGCTGATACTGGCCTTGCCATACGTGGGCGAACTTGTCCGGGTCGCGCTTCCTGTCCCATTCAAGTTCCTGTCTCAGCACTTCGGGGAAGAATGGGTTTTGATCCCAGTTCACTTCCCGGACTATGGAACCAGGCGGCGCACCATGCGGCCCCCTGAAAAGCTGGTCTACAGGATCGTCCGGGCTGTTGGGATTCCATTCCGCCCATATCTCTGAGTTGGGGCGGCGCACCGTGGGAATGAGCAACTCCCATGATCGCTGGCTTACCTTGTCAGCCTCGAATACCGCGGCTATGTCCAAGCCCTCGGTTGACTTTACAGCGTCAGGGTTTGTCCGTAGCCCACCAAAAACGAACAGGGAACCATTAAGCCCCCGTATCTCTGTGTCCGTTGATTCGTAGAATTCCGTTAGCCCGCTATCGCGTATCTTGTCATCCAGCAGGCGTTTAACCGAATCCCTGATGCTGCGCTGAATCTCCCGGTAGCATCCTATCCGCAACGGGTCTTGGGCGGCTTTGGTTATCAGGGCTTGAGCCAAACTATGCGATTTTGCTGAACCACGCCCACCATGAACCGCCCTGTATCTGACAGGAAGCCCGTCATCTGCCTTGTCGGCAAACAGGAAAGCGAAGGCTTCAGGAAGCTTTACCGACAAATTCAACGAGTATCCTGTGCTGCACCGGTGAGTTAGGGTCGCCCGCCAATGTGGTTGGCAGTACTTTGCCGAGCAGCGTCATGAACGAGTTTGGATTAGCATCAGCTTGCCGGGTAAGGTATTCAACCCCTCCGCCTGGCTGGTTGTCCAAAGCGGCTAGGATCATCTCCCTAAGCGCCTGGTTGGCCTTGTTGGGGATGCCCTTCTTGCGGCCTGGGCCGGGAGTGCCTTTTCCGATACCTGATGTTTGTTTTTCGGTCATAGTGATTCCTTTCGGTGGATCACCCACTAAAACAGTATGCCTTTTTGCGGTTAACAAAAAACCCGCAAAAGCGGGTTAGTGACAAGTTCCACGGAGTTTAGCGTAACTTACCTGTTTTGTGTCTCACTGTCAAGGCCGTTTAAGCGCCCGCTCCATGATGGTTAGGGCTTTGTCGGATAACCTGTAGAACGTGGCACGACTCATGCTTAAATCTTTGTGCTTTATAACTACGGGCCTTTGGTCAATGTATGCAGCCACAACAACAGGCTTTAAGTCTTCCGGGAGGCTTTCATAGAGTCCTTGTCCAAGTCTTACGCTAGCCGGGTTTTCCAAGCATACTTTAGACGGTGGCCTGGAACCAAACACCCCTCCCCCTCCCCCTTGCATTGCCAGGGCTATTGTCGTTGATGCCGGGAATGAGCCGGAATAAGCCTTAAATGCCATGTAGCGGCCCCAGATTGTCATGATTGTGTGCGCTCTGCTCATAATCCATCCCTTCGTCAGCCAACCTGTCAAAATCTTCCGGCGTTGCCCTCATCATTGCGGCTTCGCTATCAGGCCACCCGCCTTGTTTTCGAAGCCATGCCCATCTTTCGGCATGTTTGCGCCACGGGTCGGCTTTCATGGCTTCCTCTATTGTTTTGATTGCATAGCCGCTTTTTACCTGCTCACCCGTGAATTCTAGCACTCTCCAGCCAAGCAAAACAGCCTGGTTCATCTTTTCACGGTCGTTGGCGAAACCATTCCCCCGTGTGTGCCTACCCCCTGACCATGTGCCCCCGTGAACCTCTACGGCGAGCTTAATATCGGGCCAAGCAAAGTCCATGCGCCATTTACGCTCGCAAAAGCGGTATTGGGTCGTTGGTGCTGGAATTTTTGCGGCCCGGATATGCAAGGACATTAACGACTCAAGCTCGCTCACGGGATTCCCTTATCTCATCCGCCCAATCAAGAATGCATCTTTCTATGACCGACTTTTGAAAAGTGCTAGCAAGCAAGAAAGATTCAAAAACCTCGAAATAATCCCTAACCGCATCGCTTTGCATGGTCGTTTTGAATGTTACTTTCAGCGGTTCCTCAAGCGGCTATGTCTGCTTTGAAACAATCTTGATTTTGCTCATCCCATAACCCTTGTCTTATAAGTAACAATATCCCGGATTGTTGACGCGCCACAACCAAACATCTCAGCCAAATATCCATAGCCTCGGCTATCCCTGCCAGTCCTGACCCGATCCTTGCTAAAAGCTTCGTGCAACTCCCGTATTTTGTCCACATCCTCAGTGGAAAGCCTGGATTTATGGTGCCTTGCCCCTCTGTTATTCATTTGAATGCCCCTAAAACGCACTAGGATTGTCTTCCGCAAGCCCCGGCAATATGTCGGCCTACGCTAACGATAACTGGTGGCTTATAGCCCCATATTTCAGCCAGGACACAAGGGGGTTTTTTGAAGTATATAACGCAGTTCCCTTCGTATCGCTTTTCCAGCAGTCCCTCATCATGCATTTCAGCCAGGATTGAGTTAGCTGCACTTTTGGAAGCCAGCAGCGTTTTAATAACCTCGGCGCTTGTCACCTCGTCATGGGTTTCCAGAAGCTCCCATACCCTGGCCCTGATTGTTTCGCTTTGCTTGACTTTCATTTTTCCCCTCTCTGTGTTGGATTAGTGCTTCTAGTTCTTTCCTCGCCACGCTACCGAATTTCTGCTCGTATCGCAGTAGTTCAGAATAGCGGCTCTTCTTCGATAACGGCAGAAGGTAGTTTGCTGATCGGTTCAGCCTGTCCCAAATCTGGTTGCTTACCGATATTTCCCAAATGGTCGTAAGCCTGTCCAAGTGCCTCGTGGGCCATCCTGACGGCAATGGCGGGCCTATTAGCTGCATCTTGCAAAATCCTCCTCGCCCAGTCTTTTCCTGGTTGCTTGTTACCGTTCGATTCCGCTAACTTTCGGGCAAACTGCCGGAGAACGTCTGTGTATTCCCTAGAAACGTCATGGTCTTGCCTGTGCACGGGATCAAGCCACATTCCTTGCCCAATGAGCCACTTTTCGGCCTCGTTTTGGGCTTTGCGCCTAAAACCCTCTTTCCATGCGTCGAATTCGCTATACATTTGTTTTAGATAGCCTTTCTTTTTCTATTGGCAAGATTATGCGTCAAAATTGACGCCTATCATACGTTCGGCGTCTTGAGCATGGCCGAATCTATCGTCATGTCGCAGTTCCCTGATACCGAGCAGTCTTTCGGCCATGAGAACACCAGTGCACATTCACCGCTGTTTTGCCAATCGAAGTCTGCTGCCATCAGGCGTCCACGTAGCCAGAGGTATCGCGCTGCATCCAATCCTCGGCGGTCGTATTCATCTAGCAACTCGCGCAATTCCTTGCTGGAAAGCTGAACCGACGAGTATTTCTCGTCAGTTGCGAGTTTTCGCATTTCTTCAGAGTCGAACATGACCAGTCTCCTTTCTCCGGGCCGGCAGCCGCCGAACCCTACACTCCAGCGGGACGGCCCTAATCGGGCCGCCCCTGAGTTACGACGTTATACGGCTTCCAGCGCGAACTGCTCGGGGCGCTGATGAACCGCCTTCCATTTCTCCCACGCCCTGCCCACCGCACCGCTGCCGGGGAAAATGTCGTGGAACTCGTCTTCAGGGGTGAGGTTCAAGCCCTCGAAAACCCAAAAACAAAACTTGTCCGGCTTGGCTCCGGGGAATCCGCGCCGCATCGCTATCGGCTCGGCCACGAAATCGCGCCAAGTGTCCTGCTCCCGCGTGCGGTTCCTGGCAAACCGGAAAATCACCGGCTCCCACGCCCACGCCCGCGTCACGTTGGCCTTGAAAGCCGCGAACGGCTTAACCCATGCCGCAACCCTCACGTCTTCCGGGCACATCGCCAGAATCGTGCGCAGGCTCGGCTCGTGCAGGCTCAGCGCCCAAGTGTCGTATTCGTCGCACAGGCGCTCTATCAGCCGCTGGTGCGCGTCCGGGCTGTCGTACTCCGCTGCCGCCTCGTGCCGGTCGCCGTAGTGCTTCTGGCCGCATCCGAGGTATGGGGGGTCTGCATAGGCTGCTTTCATGTTTCCTCCACCGCGCCGTATAACCCGTCAGTCAACCGGACCTGCCGCAAGCGGCAGTCCGGTTACTTCTGCGGTTGGCAGGCAAAAGCATGTCGCCCTGCACCGCCGTATCGCCAGCGCCGACTTTTGCATCCTCGAACAGCCGGGGCTGTGCGTAGGCTTGCTCTATTCGGCGGCAGGCTATGTCAAAGTATTTGCG